GTCTAGGAAAGCTGGCCAGGTGAATGACCACATCAGGACGAATAGTATCCATCAGCTGATTGACCATAGCCACATCGCGAATGTCGTGATGGAAGATCCAGCTGTTTATTTTCTTTAAACGTTCAGCTACCAGATAGTCCACTTCTGCTCGTGGAATAAATCCGTAATCAGTCATGCTGTCCAGGATAGCACATTCATGCCCCTGGGTCTCTAGAATTTTTGCCACATTGTGACCAATAAAACCAGCACCGCCAGTTAATAAAAATTTCATTTTTGAATCCTTTTTAAAATTTTATTTGCATATAGTTTGTGTGATCGCGGTCCAGGATGAAAACGATCGGAACCAAAATCACATGGCCCTGGCATTGATATAAAACTTGGTATGTCAATTTTATACTTTTTTAAATCAGTTTGCAACCCTGCAATGTATAAATTTATCCCCAATTTCCCACAGATGTTATCAACTTCCATTATTGCTGTGATACTATGGTACACAGTGTCTTGACCAACATTTGCTGGATTGGAATGATGATCAATCCTGTTGCTAAATCTTGCTACGCTTGCTGTCATGTTGACTCCAGACAGCCCCCAAATTATCGTATCACCAGTCCGAATATCTGATCTTAATATCTGATCTGCGGCCCACGTTATAGAAGTGGGCTCATTTAATGTAAGCCAACTGGCTTGTAGATTCAATTTAGTTTTAATTATATCGCCATACCGTTCAAAATCTGCAACGCCAGCGCCATGTGTTATTGCACATCCTGCCATCCATAGTTGTGGTCTAGAATCACATCGATAATCTACTAGACTGAGCCAATTATCTACTTGTTGAGAAATTAGATGTTCAATATTTTCCACATTGCGGCTGTGGACTAATTTAATTCTGGGTAGGATGTTTTCTAGTACTTTTTTAGAGGGCATGTGCCCAAATTCACTAGTGTCAGTCCAGACATCGTCAGCTGGTGGTAGATATATTATTTTATCAGCGTTGACTAATATCTTATAGAAGGTGGCAATATCGTAGAAGCCATCTAGTGGAAAGTGTCTAAGTACGATAAAATACTTGCCCGATTTTATGTAATGATAATTGTCGGGCGTGATCTCTGGTATGTCGGATAGCTGACGTTCGTTATCAACAACAAATATAGTCAGCATGACTCATTACACTGCCATTTCTGCTTTGATAGCACCGTGACTCTGATAGCCCACCAGTTCTATATCAGCCATGGTAAACTTGTCGATATCTGTAATATCAGGATTCAGCTTTAACACTGGCAGTGGCAATGGCTCACGTGTCAGTTGCTCACGAACTTGTTCAATGTGATTCTGGTAGATGTGACCATCACCAAATGTCAGTATCAGCTCACCTACACCCAGTCCGCACACTTGAGCAATCAGGTGTGTGAACAGGGCATAGCTGGCAATATTAAAAGGTACACCTAGAAAGAAGTCGGCGCTACGTTGATACATCTGGCAGGATAATTTACCATTGCTCACGTAGAACTGGGCAAAACAGTGACACGGGGGCAGGGCCATGGCTTCTAATTCGCCTGGATTCCATGCTGTTAATATATGTCGTCGTCCGTATGGATCTGTTTTAATACCGGCAATCAACTGTTTTAGTTGATCAACTTCTTTGACGTGGAACACTCCCTGTCTATTATATGAGCTTCCAAAATCATCTTTAAAGGTGTCGCCTTTATGCAACACTGGCGTACGCCAATGTCTCCACTGTACACCATATACACGACCCAGATCGCCATCGTATTTGGCCTTGGATTGCCAATAGGGTGCAGTGGCGTTGGCAGTCCATATTGTGCCCTTTTCAGATTCACGATCACCATGTAGTATTTCTCTCAGGCGTCGCTCATCCCCTGACCCTTCGATAAACCACAGCAGTTCTGACACCACAGCTCGCCAGGCCAGCTTCTTTGTCGTGACTGCTGGGAATCCTTCCTCTAGATTAAATCGGAGTTGTTGTCCGAATAAACTACAGGTCCCAACGCCCGTTCTATCATCACGGTTGGAGCCGTGGGTTAAAATATCATTTAGGGCATTCAAATATTGTTTCATGAAATACTATAGGTCTTTAAGGAGTTTATCTGTCTGGGCTTGGACTGTCTCTGACAGAGCTTCAATGTTGATATAAAAATCACAGTCCTCGATAATATGATCGAGTTCCAGTAACTTGTCATTCAACTGCTCTTCCAGATCATCTGGTGACACGCCCTCAGCCAATAACTCACGTATATTGATTTCAACAGGCGTACCATCAATGAGGTTCACTACAACTTTTTCTAGAACTTCAACAGGCACTTCTTTTTTGTCCACTGACTTTAAAATCCGTTCCCATTGAGAACGGCTGTTTAAATTTATCTTTTTAGGCCGCTGTTTTTTTGCGGGTTTTCTTGGTGGGGACATTTTTAGAGTTGAGTTGGCCGCTTTCGGCTTCTAGTTTTGTCGCTTCTGCAAGCAACTGCTCAGCTTCACGGCGCATACGTTGTGCTTGTGATGCACGTTGTTCTGCTAAATCAGCGTCAGTTAAAACACCAACAGGTGCCACTGGTTCTGCTGGCATACCCAGTTCACGGCCTTCGCGAACTTTTTTCACCTTAGCTGGGTCACGCATGCCTTGGCTGGCATCCATCTCGGCCATCTTTTGCACAGCTTCTTTACCCTGTTCCATCTGATTGATAAGACCGTTCATCTCATCTAGACGCACACTGGTTTTGTTGTTGGGTGTAACATACACCTGATCAGTGCGGATCTTTTTCATCAGTCCTTCGCGATGCAATGAGTCTAGGCAGTTACGGCCATCAGCCATGGTCTGACGGAACAGCGCATCGGCGAGATCGTTAGCTTGTTGTCCAACTGGACTCTCCAAGCACTTCATAACTTCATCGTGAATTAAGCTGGGCAATTGGTCACTATACAAAATTAGACACATGTGGTCTTCACCAGGGATTTGTCTAAAAACGATAACAACTTTGCGTTGGCCATGTTTACCTACGTGTTTAATCATTTTATTCTTCCTTTTGGGTCTGCTCATCGGCAGGTGGGGTTGGTGCGTGTGCTTTAACAAAGCCAGAAACTCTGTCATACACTGTACCAATACTTGAAAGCTCTTCAGCTTTAAATGCGCCGCGCTGACTAGCAATACCAATGATTTGTAGCATTGCTGCCAGATCATTGAGATTCAATCCAGG